CATAATTTCCGCTTCAACATCTAAACCGTGCATCGCGTTAGCGTCTTGTGACGATTCGAATGTCCATCTTGCTGAAAGTTTTCTTGTTCTTGCTTCTACAGTTTGTTTTAAGATTTGGATTGATAATTTGTTACCACCTGAACCCTCTAACGAACTTGTAGCCGCCGCTTTGTCAGTTGTAGCACCTTCTTCACCAGAATAACCTCTTGCGATTTGGAATGGTGATAATGCTTCAGAACCGGCTGTTACACCTTGATCTGACTCTGCGTATCTTACTCTTAATGTGTGGATTTGCCCAACCGGACCAGTCATTGGTTGTACACCGATGATCTCGTTCGCGATTACTGTAGGCATAACCCGTCTAATTACTGGTAATACCACTTTGTTAAGTGCGGCAACGTTGCCGGCACCTGTTGCACCTGCTGAAGCGGCCTCTGCCAAATATTTCTGTGTATTTTCTAACACAGCAGACATAGTGTCTTTCTTTTGGCCTTGTAGACCTTCCAACAGAGCTGTTTTAGTGTTGTCCCAATTTTCAGTTATCATTTTATCTGACATAATAGTTTAACTCCTTAACCCTGCTAGTCGTTTAATATTAACGATATCGTTGTTTGTATTGTCTGAGCCTTGCTCAGTTTCTCTATCACCTGTGTGCTCTGTGATAATAACTTTATCATCATTTGCTACTGGCGCCGCTGTTTCGTTTAATACAGCCGGTAGATACTTTTCAAATTGCTTTTTTAAGTTAGCAGTTTGAACTGATTCTAATAGCTCAGTCATTACTTGACGTTTGTCTTTTGCTAATGGACCGACTAATTCGGCTAAAGTTCTTTCTCTAGCAATCTTATCTTCTGCTATTCTAACTTTAGTTTCCATTGCTTTAACTTCGTCATCTTTTGTTGAAAGGGCCGCCTCTGCTTTCGCAGTTGCTTCTTTCTCATTTGTAAGTTGTGACTGCAACTTACGAATTTCACCACCTTCTGAAAGGTATGAACTCATATATTCACCTGCAAATGATTCAAACACTTTTCTTCCAAAGTCGTTTTCTTTAGCAACTTTGATATCGTCTTTAAGTGTTTTCATTTCATTTTTAAGTGTTGAACTAACTGTTTTCTCAACAATGTCCGATGCTCTTTTTACGAAAGCCGCTTTAGTATCTTCGATAATTTTCTTACCTTCAGCTACTAATTTAACTTTAGTTTCAATAACATCTTTTTTGTCTTGGCTAAATTCAGTTAACTCATTGGAGAGTTGTCTGACTACGAACTCTTCCAAGTTCGCAAATTGACCTTTAAGTGCACCTCTATCTTCTTGTAACTCTTTTACTTCTTTTACAAGAACATCAGATACGAATTTTTCCAACATTTTTGAATGTTCAGCCAAGCTATTTTTCACTGCTACTCTTTCAGCAACTACTTTAGCTTTGTCTTCAGCAAATTCTGAAACTTCTTTTTTCATTACTTCGCCGATCATTTTATCCATAGCTTCCACTATGTTCGCTTTGTCATTCGCATAACGTTGAGCAAACTCTTCTCTTAATTCTGCAGAGATGTCCTCACGAGCCTCAGACAGCTTGTTCTCCCAAGCTTCTTGAACTTTTGATTTAACGTCTTCAGATAAACCATCTGTTCCAAAGATTTCTGTAATATCTGCCATCTGATTCTCCTTACTTCTTGTTTAGCTCTTCTATTAGTTTAGTTATAGAATCAGCCAAATGTCTCTGTGCTCTAGGATCGTGCATCGCCGCACTTCCTAAACCATAAAGTTTTTGACCACCACGCATATTCCATAAGCCCTCATAAATCGCTTTTGGATATGCATCCGGAGCCGATGGTTGAGCAACAATATCTACTGTAATGATTTCAAAACCTTGAACTTCACCACTTTCGTTAACGTTACCCGATCCTCTTGAACTAACTCCTAATTTAACACCACTTTCAGATAATGTAGTTATTATCTTACCCATTGGTGTCGGCATTATTTTAAGTTTACCTAGGCCATTTGGACCATCCATCCACATATCAGTAATCATATGACTTACTCTGTCTAAGTTTACTGTTAAGTTTTCTGGGTGATCCGCTTCACCTAATACACTATATCCTGAATTTAATCTCTCTTTGATATTTGCTACCGCATTAGAGATTTCAGAAATTGGATAAACTCTTTGATTCTGGTTTTTAACTCCACCTTGAATGAACACACCCTTCATATGCAAATCTTTTTTGCCTTCTTTACCTTCGTGCAAAACTTCAATGCCTGCTTGGTCGAACGTCAATGCTTCGTTTAATAATTGAACCATAAATCTATCTCCTTAACACTCAGCAATTACTTGCTGGCTACTGGTGACTTCGCAGATGAATCTGAACCATCTGTGTTGTCAGCCTTTGGTGCTTCCTTCATATCACCTGTGTTACTAGCACCCATATCTTTTGGTGCTGGTGCAGATCCGCCTTTTTCGTCTGATGAAGAAGAAACACTTGGTGCCGCTCCCATATCTTTCATATTAGCTGATGCTACTGGTGATTTAGTGTTATCTGAACCGTCTGGCATAGCAACTTTAACTGCTTTAAGATCTGCTTCAACAACTGGAGTCTCAACTTCTTCTGTTGATTCTTCAGCTTCCATATCTGCAGGCATCTCAACTTCAGCTTCTTCTTCGCCTTCGCCGTCACCGTTCATAATATCATCAAATTTAGCTTTAAGTTCTTCTAATGCTGATTCTAAATCTTCTACTCTGTCTTCAACTTCTTCGTGATCGTGATCGTCGGCTGTGCCGTCTTCATCTTCATCGTCTTCGTTAGTTTCTTCGTAGTCAATTTCTTCAGCATCTGATTCAGCTTTTGCTTTTAACTCATTTTTAAGATCAGTTTCAGCATCACCTGTTTCAGAACCTATAGCTTCTTTAGTTTCTTCTTTTGAATCTTCTTCCTTTGCTTCAGTTGTAGCTTCTTCTTTAGCGTCTTCTTCTTTTGCTTCAGTTGTAGCTTCTTCTTTAGCTTCTTCGTCTTTAGATTCTTCTGTTACTTCTTCTGTTGCTTCAGTTGATTCAGTGGTTTCTTCTGTAGTTTCTTCCGCTACTGTTTCATCTTGTGCATTAACAAGCTCTTCGTGAATTCCTCTAGCTTTTTCAACGATGACATCGTGCAGTAAAGTTTCTGCTTTGTCTTGCTCGCCGTTTACTAGATATTCAAGGACTTGTTCTAGTTTTGAACTCATTTCTGACATATCGATATCTCCTTGTATAGTATATTCGCGACTATAATAATAGTTATATCTTTTATTTACGAGTTTTTATGCAGATCGTGGGGTTTTGAGGCGAAAAAAGACGATTTTTAACAATCACGGTCAAAAAACGTATTATAATAAAGATCTTTATGACTACATTGCCGGCGGTTGGCCGTACATTGTAGCAACAAATTCAGCATTTTCTTCTTGATCTTGACGTCTAATTTCTCTTACTTTTCTCAGCTTGTTAAGATGTCTTAATGTCAATCTAGTTTTTCTTGCTTGTCCAATACCCGCTCTGTGGTAGTCATCTTGGTCAGGCAAATATGCTTCTTTAAGTTCGTTGTATCTCATAATAAACTTATTTATGTAAATAACTTTATATTATGAAAGATCAAATTGTTTCAGTAGCAGAACTATTCCAACACGAACTAGATGCAATTAACAATTATATAGTGTTAATAGAAAACAAAAAGAAATTATCTGCTTATGATAAAAAAGAAATAAAAAAATTAAAAGTAGTTGCACAATACCTTGCCGAGAGACTAGATGGTGACGTATATATAAGTCAAGAAAATTTAACTGTACACTAAACTCAATTTCCAATCAATTTAAATATTTGTATGAAACGATTCTTTAAATGGCACAAGGACTTAATAGAGTCTATGATAGAGGAGTGCGGTATCTCCTGGTATACAGTATGCTGGATGTCATTTATTAAAGGAATAGTTTTTGGATTCGCGATTTATTATCTTATTAAATTATAAAAGATTATTTTGAGTGTGGTGGAAGTTTCTTTTCCACCCACCAAATATGTTTTCTAGTAACTGGATCGTATTTTCTCACTCTCAACTTTTGTGTTCTCTTTTCACCTTTGGTAGGTTTCATCGCATAGTAATAAAATGCGTGGTCTTTCATTTTTGAATCTTCAGGAACAAGTCGTACTTTTAAATATGGTTTCTTTGAACTTGCCATAAACTAGGCAGTACCACCTTCGCCGCCTTCACCACCTTCTGGTGCTTGACCTTGGGCTCCTGATATAGGAGATTGGTCACCTGTGTTTGCTTCAGGCTCTGGTGCACCGGCATCGGCGCCAAAGCTTGATGGAATTGGAGAAGCACCAACTGAACCTAAGCCATCTTGTGTTGGTCCAGTATCACTCGGCATCATACTTTTATTTTCTTCTGCCCATAGTCTCTGGTTATCGTGTACTTCTTCTTCACTTAATTTTAAGAAACGTTTCATTGCGAAACGATTTGAAATATATGGTATCTGTTGTATTTGTGAGAATATGTTAACTAGCTGTGTATCTAATTCAATCTGTCTGTATTTTCCAAAGTTTTGTGGTTCATTAAATTGTAATTCAAATTGTCCTGAATCAATTTCAATACCTCTGTGTTTCAAGAACATTTTAAATTCTCTATCTAAGCCTGGTTGCATAAAGCTCTGTATTCTCTTACAGAATTTTGTAAATCTAAATTCTTGTATATATGCTGTACCAACTCTACCATCTGTAAATGCTGTCTGTGGATCATTTGGTGAACTTGGCATATAACTACTTGGCACTCTTAAGCCTTTCATTAGTTTATCATTAAAATATCTCAAGTCATCTATTTCACCTAATTGTGTTCCACCTGGTAGTGTTTCAACTTTAGAACCTCTACCCTCTGCCGTTTGAGCAAAAAAGTAATCTTCTATCATTGATAATGGATTGTATGTTGCGTCCATTATATTTTGTCCACCACCTGTTTGGTTTGGAATTCTTCTTTGATGTATTTCGTTTTTAACTCTTTCAATAAAGCCCATAGCTTTTGATGTTGGCATATTTCCTACGTCAATATAGAACACTCTTCTTTCAGGTGCTCTTTGTACTCTGTAAATGATAATTGCGTCTTCTAATAATTCTTTTTGTTTGTATGTTTTAAAGATAGGTTCTAATACTGATAAACCAAAAGGCCAAAATCTGTCCATACCCTCTGTCATACTTAAATGTATCACGTGTGATGCATCGATAGGATGTATAGTTGCGTCTCTTTGGAATCTTGATCCATAACCGCCCATTGCTCCACCTGTGTTTCCACGTGGCTGGTTCATACCTCTTGAGCCACCTACGTTACCGTATTGCATTGGCATTGTAACTCCTATGCCGGCTCCTGCTTGAAATTTTGAATATGAGTCTGATGTTAAATTTAAATTTTTAATATTAAGATCTAAGTTCTTAATAAAATAAGCTTCTGGCTTTTTACCTTTACCTTCGTTAACAACAATTCTGTCAACAAAACCTGGATCAACCCAGTACCACTTGTAAGTTTGTGGATCTCTCACAAACATTTGGTCTCCATACTTAATAGTATTTCTTACCATCTTGAAACATCTTTTGTTCCACTCATTGATCTTAGTCCATTGTTGTAGTGCCTGTGTTAGCAACTGAGTTTCTGTATCAGTTGGCTCTTCTTTATAATGTATATTGAAAGGTGATTTAGTTTTTTCATCGTTCTGACTACAAAATTCTGCGATAGTATCTAGTGCTGAATTAATTTCAGTATCTAAGTCCATCATATCATATTGATAATAACGTTCGATACGGTTTGGTTGACCTGCGTATACTTCCGGTAACCAAGTGTTGTAACGATTGTGTGAAGCACCACTAGTACCCGGTGTTGTAGATCCTACAGGGGACTTTGTTCCTAGTTCAGTGCTATAATCTTTGAAGTATTTTCGCCAGCTCATAAAAGTTTGTTTTCCATATATATAAAGTATTTATTTTATATTGTTTTAATGACGTTGTCAAGAACTATTATTATTGGGCAAATTATGGATAAGCATCAGACATATTAGAATTCATATTAGTCAATTTTTCGGATGTCTTTTTAGCTTCTCCTTTAATTTCATTAGAAACCATTGATTGTGTTCTCATTTCTTCCAATTGTGATGTTAAAGTTTTGTTGATCTCGATCAAATTCTTAACAGTTGG